AAGGAACCAATATGGCTAAGCACGATGTAATCGTTAAAACAGGATTAACCGCAGACCAATTCATTGCATTTCGCAATGATGCAGAAGCACTAGGGCTAAGTGATTCAGGATGCCTTCGCCTCTTGGTAACTAAGTTTATTAGAGATAACGCCATGAGGAAATTATCAAGCAATAGCCTCGATGACGAAAGTACCAAATCGGTACTTTTTCAGGACTTGGTGGACGGTGAAATATTAGATGGTGGAAAGGTTGGCGATGAAAACTAACGTGAGAGAAAGCAGTTTAGACGCTTATTTTGATGTGAAGCAAACAACCACCTTACAGGACCAGCAACGCAAGATTATTAGCGTAATGCAACCTGAAACAATCTATACGCGCAGGCAGTTGGCAATGCTATCAGGCATTGAAACATCGACTGTATCTGCCCGTGTTAACTCGATGATTGATGTGGTGATTGTAATCACTGGCAAGGTGAAAGACCCTCTCACAAACAGAAATGTTGAAGCATTGAAGTTAAAGGTGGCAGCTTAAATTATGAGTAATCCGCAAATAGAAAACGGATATACGCGCATAGCCAACGAGCTACTTGAAGCAATTATCAAGCATCCGTTTTCTAGGCGTGAATACGCCGTGCTTATGTGCATTATTAGATGCACTTACGGATTTAATAAAAAAGAAGATGCAATCTCTGGATGGCAAATATCTGAAATGACAGGTATTGATCGCTCACACGTTTCAAAAACAATCAACGAATTAACAAAAAATAACATCATATTAAAGTCAGATCATGGCCGAATCAGCCACGGTCAGAATGTACCATTTCTTTCAATAAATAAGCATTATAAAACTTGGTTAACCGTTGCTGAATTGGCTACACCTACCGTTGCCAAAACAGCCACCGTGGCTAAAACAGCACCGTTGCTGAATCAGCCTCACACCGTTGCTGAATTGGCTACACCTACCGTTGCTGAATTGGCCGAGCAACCGTTGCCAAAACAGCCCACACATAAAGACATACCAAAAGACATTACAAAAGACATACCTAAAGACAGTATGCAGAAGCCTTCGGCTACCGCAAACCAAGATGAAAAAAATACTCCGCTTCAATTAGCTTGCAAAGCTACATGGCAAGCATATTCAGAATCGTTTGAGAAACGCTATCAAATCAAACCAAATCGCAATGCTAAAAACTCAAGCCAAATTAAGCAGTTTGTGCAAAACGTTGGATTTGATGATTCACCTCTTGTTGCCAGTTTTTATGTAAATCATCACGGAAGTTTTTATGAAAACAACATGCACACCGTTGGCGTGATGTTGAGAGACTGCGAAAAGCTTCGCAATGAGTGGGCATCTGGAAATGTTATTGAAATTCATCAATACAAATCTTCTGGGCAAAAACGCATAGAAAACACAAACAAAGCAGTCGCTGAATTTTTAGGCGAAAGCGATCAATCAAACATCATTGAGGGCGAGTATCAACATGCTTGAATCAGACAAAAAAGAATTTGCATCAATCGTTAGCGCTACTTTGAAAACATACCGAATTGAGCCTGATGCAGACGTGTTGCGTTTGTGGTGGGGTGTTCTTCAACGTTTCACTATTGAGCAGGTACGTGCAGGATTTAGCAGTTACATCGGTAGCAAGGGTGCTGATTTTATATTGCCAACTCACATTGTTGGCGCAATCGAAGCTAACGAGCCAGATGGCCGCATAGGTGCGGAAGAGGCTTGGGCCATGTACCCACATGACGAAGCATCTAGCGCCGTGATTACAAACGAAATGGCAGAAGCTATGCACATAGCACAACCACTTCTCAGTGAAGGTGACAGGATTGCTGCACGCATGGCATTCAAAGAGGCTTACACCAGAATCGTTGCACAAAATAAACTAAATGGCGTTGCGCCTAAATGGTTTGCTTCTCTAGGTCACAGCAAAGAAGGCCGCGAATTAGCAATAAAAGACGCAGTAGCCAAAGGCAGATTAACTCAAGATCACGCCACATCATTACTACCTTCACCTATCCCAAATTCAGTAATAAATGCGATTCAAGAAGTTAAGTTTTTAACCGCAAACGATGTGCAATTTTCTGACGAAGATAAAGCTAAAGCACGTAGAAAAATGGCTGAGATTAAAGCAATGCTGCAAGGCGGTGCGGCGTGAGCAAAATTTCATTGAAGCTTGCAAAAGAAGTTGAGGCGATGACGGCATGAGAGTTTTAAATTTATACGCAGGGCTTGGAGGAAACAGGAAGTTATGGGATGGCGCCCAGGTTACTGCTGTTGAAAATGATGAGAGAATCGCAAAGGTTTATAAGAGATTAAATCCAAATGACATTGTTGTTGTAGGTGATGCGCACCAATATCTTTTGGATCATGCAGATGAGTTTGATTTTATTTGGTCAAGCCCGCCATGCCAAACGCACAGCAAGATGAACAAGGCGACAAGACATAAAACAAGACGCTATCCAGATATGACGCTTTATCAAGAAATTATATTTTTAAAGCACTTTTTTAAAGGTAAATGGGTTGTTGAAAATGTAAATCCATACTACGAGCCGCTAATCGATCCTAAAAGACTGGGCCGACATATGTTTTGGTCAAACTTTGAGTTTAGCGAGTTTGATGTACCACGCCCTTCTAATTTCATTAATTTGGCAAATATGGCAGGCAAACAGGCTTTGATGGACTGGTTGGGAATTCATTACGAAGAAAACATTTATTACGGCTCAAATCACTGTCCTGCACAAATATTAAGAAATTGCGTACATCCATTATTAGGTGAGCATATTTTTAATGAAATGAGATTGATTGCATGACAGAAAAAACCTGCAATCAATTCATCAAAGAAATGAAAGAGGCTGGATTTAGTTTTACTTACCGAGCAACAAATGGCGTTCAGACATTTACAGGTGAAGTGAAAGCAAGTGGTGATAGTGAAGTGAAAGAAGTAAAGACGGTAGCTCAATCAAGAGCTGAGATTAAACAACTTTTTAAACAAGGAGAATAACCATGGAAATTAGAAAACAAGTAGGGTTCCCAATCATTGAATTTTGTGAAGTTTTCACGTTAGAAGATTCAATTGAGCAGTTAGGTTAATCATGAGCGAGCAACATTCCGACCCATTAGACCTAGGCGCAGACCTTGCGCAGCGTGAACGTGATGCTGGCGTTAATGCTGCAAGGTCAAGTATTAAGCCAATTGTACCTTCAAAAGTTTGCTTGCATTGCGGTGAGGAAACTTTAAACGGTGCGCGTTGGTGTGACGCTGACTGCCGCGATGATTACGTTGAAGAGCCGGCAAAGATTGGTTGGTAATGAGCTTAAACACAGATTTAATGTTTTCTAGTGAAACTGATATGTGGGAAACACCGCAATCATTTTTTGACAAGATTAATGCAGTTTTCAGATTTGAAACAGACGTATGCGCAACAGCAGAGAATGCAAAGTGCAAAAACTTCTTTTCACCTGAATCAAACGGCCTTGAAAAAACGTGGGGGGGGGTGTGCTGGATGAATCCACCTTACGGTAGAAACATCACTGGCAAGTGGGTAGAGAAAGCCTACAACAGCGCTAAGAAAAATGGCGCAACAGTAGTGTGTTTATTGCCAGCTAGAACAGATACAAAGTATTGGCATGACTACTGTGCAAAAGGTGAAATATTTTTTGTTAAAGGTCGCTTGAAATTTGGTGGTGCAAAAGATGCCGCACCTTTTCCAAGTGCAGTGGTTGTATTTAGGCCGCAGATTGAGGATGCATTCGCATGAACCTAGACCAAGCAATCAAAACACTAGAAGCCCATAACCAATGGCGTAGGGATTGCAGTGAGGTTAATCCGCACAAAATGCAAAACCCTAAAGACATTGGCATAGCCATTGATGTTGTTCTACGCGCTGCAAAAGAGCATCAAACACTATCAATGGTAATGAACCAGATTGCAGATAAGCCACGCAAGACCAAAGAGCAGAAATTGGCTAAGTCTTGTGTGATGTTTTTGGAGAGCATGACCTAATGGCTATCCAGAAATTCTTTTTGAACGCGAAAAACACTCAAGGCCTGATAGCGCTATTGCGCACACTTGATTTGAGCAAGTTGCACTTAATTCGTATTGAAGAGTATGACGAAAAAACGCGCCTTCAAGAAGAAAAATATCACGCAATGATTGGAGATATTGCAAAGCAGGCCAAGCACTTAAATCAAGCATTTGATGTTGATAGCTGGAAGCGTTTACTTGTTGCGCAATACCGCCAAGACAGCATTGATAACGATATTCCAAAGATAGCGGAATACTGGAAGCGCACCGAGTTTAGGTTAATACCTTCTCTGGACGGCAAGAGCTTAGTAACGCTAGGCGCTCAAACGCGAGATTTTCCTAAGTACGTGGCAGCAGGTTTTATTGAATGGCTTTATCACTATGGCGCAGAAAATGAAATTGAGTGGAGTGAGCCAGAGGAACGTTGGGATGAGAGGTATGCAGCATGAACATCTTACTAGACCCTAAATTCTTCAATTACCTAATTATGGCGCTTTATGTACTCAATAGCGCACGTTGGTTAATGCATGGCAACTATGCGGATGTAGCTTACTGGTTATCCGCTTTCGCTATCACAGCAACAGTAACTTTTGGATATGACCACTAATGAAAAAAACTAGAAACAAAAAATACAACCCGAACAAAATCAAAGTGAATGGCACAGCTTTTATAAACGTTATTTCAGACGCACAACCATTAGAAGCAGACCAAAGAACTGAATTAGGTGTTGGCTATTACTCTTCATTCGCATCGGTTAAAAAAGGCACTGGAACACCGGACCAGTTAGGAATGATTGCAGGCGCGATCAACATATCAATCGTATTGGCAGAGAGCGGAATAGGTAGCGAGTATTTAGATTTATTGATAGTCGCTAAAGATTCAATTTTCAGAACGATTCAACGCGCTAAGAACACTGGAAAGATTGGTTTCTATGGCCCTGATATGCACAAAATCAGCGAGGCGTTAGATGTTCACGATATGCACGTTGAGGTTGTATCAAAGAATGAAATGATTGATGCAGTTAACGAGGTTCGTAGGCGCATTAATGCCGGGCACTATGAAGGTGAAGTGCACAATGAATTGTTAGCCGCATGAAAGCAATCGAACGCCAACACTTGGGAAAAGTGGCCGCAATAGGCTGCATCATTTGCAGGATGCCAGCAGAAATTCACCATGTGCGCTCAGGAATGGGCATGGGCCAGCGAAATACCAATTTTAATGTTATTCCGCTATGCCATATACATCATCGTACTGGTGGGCATGGCGTGGCATTGCATGCAGGCAAGAAAACCTTTGAAGAGAAGTTTGGCACAGAGTTGGAATTATTAGAGAGAGTGAAAGGTTTGATAGCGTGATTATCGAATTACCTTACCCAAGCAAAGCATTAATGCCTAACCGTAAAAATGGTACGCATTGGAGCAAGACAAAAGGCGAGAAAGATGCGGCATTCAGTGAAGCGTTTTATCGCACAAAACTGGTAGCAGTTGGTGTGAAGTTTAAACCAGAGCCAATAGCACTAATCGTGACATTTATCCAAAGCGATAAACGCCATCGTGATTTAGATAACTTACTGGCTTGTATCAAGGCTAATTTGGATGGTGTGGCCAGAGCATTAAACATAGACGACAAACTATTTGAGCCAATCACTATCAAGCGCGGTTACAACAAAGAGCAGAGTGCAACGGTTATCGAATTGAAGCAGGAAAGGTTAGCAGCGTGAGTTGGCATAAAAAAGGGATCTCAGAGCGAACCTTAGAAATAAGAAAATCAATCGTTGCTGCTTCACAACAACCAATTGAGTTAGTAGAAATACAGAAGATGCATGGCCCTGATATGAAATATAACGCTTTCTATCAGCAGTATTACCTAATGAAGCTAGAGGGCGTAATGGAAGGGGTGGGCCTTAAAGCTAATGGAAGGTCAAGAAGTGTAGTTGTGAAGGCGCTTGTTAAAACCTACAAACCAGAACATTACGTTAGGCAAAAAGACCCAGCAAAGGCTAAGAAAGAGGAAATTAAGCGCGAAGGCAACATAACAAAGGTAACTGCAGGTAGTTATCACACTGGTCAGGGGAAGAAAGCATCGCCGCCTGTTTACATTGGATCAACGATGGGGATGTTTTAGATGAACAAACAGCTAGAAGCCATTTTCAACAATAAAACATCAAGCTGGACTGATTCAGAAGTCATTATCGTGAACGGTATTAAGTGCTGCTACACCGTGATTAAGAATCAAGGCTACTTAGTACATCTGCCTGGTGGTGCAAAGAAGTTTGCGCATGAAATGGTTTTTAGTGGTGACGAGGTAATTTTGCCTGATAGGTTAAGGAGTGAATAGCATGAAAAATTCAAGATACGGTGAATCGCATCACAAGCACAAGTTAACTTCAAATCAGGTAGATATGCTTAGGCATCTGCATGAAGTGTTTCAGTGGGGTTACAAGCGCCTATCAAAGCTTGCTAAAGTGAGTATTAGGACTGTGAGAGATATTCTTAGTTATAGAACGTGGTGCAATTAAATGGGTGCGTTGATGTTTGAGTGTAGAGAGTAGGGTGTTTTTATGGCTAAGTTAACCAAAAAGCAGGAGTTGTTTGTTAAAGAGTATCTCATTGACTTGAATGCTACTCAGGCGGCTATTCGTGCTGGATATAGTAAAAAGACAGCACAAGAGATAGGCGCACAAAACTTATCAAAACTTATGATAGCAGAAGCTATACAGGTTGAAATGGATAAAAGGGCAAAACGTATTGAAGTTAACTCTGATTATGTGCTAACTGGCATTACAAGGGTGATAGAACGTTGCGAACAAGCTGAGCCTGTGCGTGATAAAGATGGTAATGAAACAGGCGAGTATGTATTTAATGCATCTTCAGCGTTGAAAGGTTATGAATTACTTGGTAAGCATTTGAAGTTGTTTACTGACAAGATAGAAGTTGAAGTTAGCGAATCTCTAGCAGAGCGTTTAAGCAGAGCGAAGGATAAGGTAAAAGTTGAAGGCTAAGCAGGATGTAGATTTAGATATTATCAATCAAGCTGCATTAAGCCAGTTTGATCCTTTGTCATGGGCTAATTTTGCATGGGATTGGGGTTATGGTGAGTTAAAAGGTTTAACTGGCCCTAGAGAATGGCAAGCCGACATATTCACTGAAATAAAAAACCATCTTGCTAATCCAGAATCTCGCTATCAACCATTACAGATAGCTGTGTCATCAGGCCACGGTATAGGTAAATCAGCTGGCATGGGCATGATAAGCAATTGGGCGATGAGTTGTTTTGATGATGCGCGTATTGTTACAACAGCCAACACCGACACTCAGTTAAAAACAAAAACCGTTCCTGAAATAAGTAAATGGTTTCGATTGTCTATTACTTCACACTGGTTTGATGTGCAAGCCACTTCTATTAAAGCCAAAGACGATAAGCATAAAGATTCATGGCGGCAAGACTTTGTGCCGTGGTCAGAACATAACACTGAAGCTTTTGCAGGCTTGCACAACAAAAACAAAATCATTGTTGTTTTATTTGATGAAGCATCAAAGATACACGATAAGGTTTGGGAAGTTACTGAAGGCGCATTAACTGATGAAAACACAATTATTATTTGGATTGTATTTGGAAACCCCACATTAAATAGCGGTAGATTCAGAGAATGCTTTAGAAGGTATAGGCATCGCTGGATAACAAAACAAATTGATAGCCGTACAGTGCCAGGTACAAATAAACAAAAAATTGCACAGTGGGAACAAGACCATGGTGAAGACAGTGACTTCTTCAAAATCAGGGTGCGCGGTCAATTTCCATCGCAATCAGCTATGCAGTTCATAGGTGGTGAAGATGTTGATGCTGCGCGAGGCCGCGAGCTGCGCAAAGATCAATATGATTTTGCACCGATTATTTTAACTTGTGATCCTGCTTGGTCAGGTGATGATGAATTGGTTATCGCTAAAAGACAAGGCTTGCGTTTTGAGGTGCTTAAAACAATTCCTAAAAACGATAATGATATGCACGTAGCTAATTTACTTATGCGATTAGAGGATGAACACCAAGCTGATGCAGTGTTTGTAGATGGCGGTTATGGTACAGGCATTATATCTGGCGGCAGAACTTTAGGCCGTGATTGGCATATTGTATGGTTTGGTGCTGCATCTAGTGACCCAGGTTATTTAAACAAGCGTGCAGAAATGTGGAAACTTACAAGGGATTGGCTGAAATCAGGCGGTGCAATTGATAAAAACGATGATGAGCTTTATCAAGACTTGATTGGACCTGAAACCGTTCCTAGAATGGATGGCAAAATTCAGCTTGAATCAAAAAAAGATATGAAAGACCGTGGCTTACCTTCGCCTAATCGTGGTGATGCTTTGGCATTATCGTTTGCTATGCCGGTCGTTAAAAAACCACGTAGCGCGATAGAGAAGTTTGCGCATGGTGCAGTCAATAATAGCAACAGAGAGTATGACCCACTATCCAATTATTAGGGTGCGTTTGCATTTCCTAGTCAGCCATAAAATCCATACATAACGTCATAGGAGTTTCGTCATGTGTGGATTAGGAAGTAAACCAAAAATACCAGCAGCACCACCGCCAATCGTGCCACCTCAAGCAGAGAAAGCACCAGAGCAAGAAACATTCAAGCGTAAGAATATTGCCAGTTCGCGCTCATCAACTAATTCTGGTAACTCAGGCACTATTTTAACTGGCTCAGGCGGTGATATGGTGCCACAAGGCCAACTAGGCGCTAGCACCTTGCTAGGTGGTTAATCATGGCTTACAAATGGGATCAGAACGGATTGATTGCCGCTGATGGTTTACCAAATGGCGCTAAGGTTGACGTTAATCAATATCAAGGCTTGATGCAACAATTCCAAGCAAATCAAAAGCAACGCATGAGCAATTACATGTACGCATCCATGTCACCAGATGTGCGTTTATCCGATTCAATCAGCAAGTTCGTTTATAAAAATGGCAAGGTTCAAGGCTTTATTCCAGAGATAGAGCGCAAGAAAGTTGGATATTCAAACGAGTATGAAGATGTAATCGCTAGGGATGGTGGTGTAGTGAATCAGCCAGGTGCAGAGCGCGGTTATTACATCGATGTAGGCGGCATTGTTTTTGATGATGCAAGCAAATCTGGTGATGTAGTTGATGGTTCAGAGGTCATTTTCAGCACAGATCAAGGCGCACCACTTGCTGAGTTTAGGAATGGCACGCGCACTGAAGGTTATATGCGTCTAGCCACACAACAAGCCAAGACTGCCGACAAGCTAAGGCTAGGCAATGAATCAGGCACTACATCAGGAAGCATTCGCCAAAACGCACAAAGAAGGACATTGCTATAATGGAAGAAAATAAAAGAGAGCGATACCTCAAGCGCAAGCAGGCTTTGTGGAATGAGCGAAGCAGTTACTTAACCCATTGGCGCGAGATTAGCGATCACATCATGCCTCGCACTGGCCGATTCTTTGAATCAGACCGTAACAATGGTAAGAAGAAACATAACAACATCATCAACTCAAAAGCAACTCGCGCATTAAATACGCTTGCTTCAGGCATGATGGCAGGCATGACTTCACCAGCTAGGCCGTGGTTTAGATTGGCCACGCCTGATACTGACTTAATGGAGTTTGAACCTGTTCGCACTTGGCTTGATAAGACTTCAAAAATCATGCGTGAGATATTCGCACGTTCAAATACCTATAACTCATTGCATCAAATGTACCTTGAGCTTGGCGCTTACGGTACGGCCTTTAGCTTTGTTGCACCTAACTTTGATGATGTATTGCGCCATTTCCCGATGACGGTAGGCGAGTATGCATTGGCGATTGATTCAAACCAGCAAGTAAAAACGGTTTATCGTGAGTTGCCAATGACTGTTAGCCAAGTGATTCAGGAATTTGGCAAAGAGAATGTCAGTGCCAGCGTGATTAATAAATATGATGCAGGCAATTTAGATCAATGGTTGACGGTCATTCATGTGGTTGAACCACGCTATGATCGTGAGTACGGCAAGAAAGATGCAAAGAATAAAGCATTCAAGTCTATCTATTTTGAAGCAGCGGCAGATGGTGGCAAAGTGCTACGTGAATCAGGCTTTGATGAATTCCCTGGCTTAGCACCTCGTTGGATGGTATTGCAAGGGGATGTGTATGGTAGTTCACCAGGCATGGAAGCATTGGGTGATGTGAAGTCATTGCAGCATAAAGAGCTTCGTAATGCGCAGTGTATTGACTATCAGACTAAGCCGCCGATTCAGATACCAATCAACATGAAAGGCCAAGAGGTTAATAGCTTACCTGGCGGTGTTGCTTATTACGATTCAAGTTCACAGAATGGCGGCATCAAAACACAGTTTGAAGTCAATCTAAACCAATCATTCTTAATGCAGGACATTGACCGGACAGAGCGCAGAATAGATCAAGCGTTCTATGCTGACTTGTTCTTAATGCTTGCCAACGATAATCGTTCAGGGATTACCGCAACCGAAGTAGCAGAGCGCCATGAAGAGAAGATGCTAATGCTTGGGCCAGTATTAGAGCGTTTGCATAATGAAATGCTTAATCCACTGATTGATATAACGTTTGCCAGAATGGTGCAAGCAGGGATATTGCCACCAGCGCCACCAGAGCTATCAGGCCAAAACCTGCAAGTTGACTTTGTTTCTACATTAGCACAGGCTCAGCAATTAGTCGGCTTAGGTTCGCTTGACCGCTACGCAATGACAATAGGCTCAATTGCGCAAATGAAACCAGATGTGCTTGATAAGTTTGATGCTGACCAGTTTGCCGATGTATATGCACAGCGATTAGGTGTTGATCCAAGCGTATTGGTTGCCGATGATAAGGTGGCAATCATTCGCAAAAGCAGGCAAGAGCAGATGGCACAACAGCAACAAATGGCAATGATGCAACCGATGGCTGATGCTGCCGCAAAGATTGGAAGCATTGAAACTGAAGCAGGTAACAGCAACGCTTTAGCAGATGTGATGCAAGGCCTTACTGGCTATACAACATAACGAGGAGTAATAAAATGTCTTTATCAACTAATTTAACAGCGACAGGTGACATTTCTACTGTTCACTCTGAGCTGATTGGCTTTTATGTGAATAGCACAACATCAGGCACGATTGTTCTCAAGAGTGGTGGTGCAAGCGGTACGGCATTAGGTGGCACAATTACACCAGCCGTTGGCTTTCATCAATTCCCTTCCAATGGGGTTAATGGCTTGCATGCCACTATCGGTGGCACATTAAACGTCACCTTTTTCTATCGAAAACTCGTTTAGTTAAACCACGTAAGAATCAAGCTCACTTCGGTGGGCTTTTTTTTCGCCTATTAGGGGTGCGTTTATCTTTTTGAAACGGTTTTATCCTTTAGTCATGAGTAAAGACTACGACCCATTAAGCGGATCAATCGAAGCCGAACAGAGCAAAGAGCAGGCAAATAAACGAGCTAAACAGCTTGAAGATTTGCGCTTTGTGCTTGGTGATGCGCGAGGCCGCAGGGTGATTAACAGATTGCTTGAAAAAACTGGCGTATATCGCAATCCGTTCACTGGCAATAGTGAAACCTATTTTCGGTGCGGTGAAATGAATATTGGTCAGTTTTTAGTCGCTGAAGTGCAATCAGTATCACCAGATAGTTATATGAATTTACTAAAGGAGTTTAACCAAAATGGCAACTGAAACAACAGCAATGGCTACAGATGACACTAACGCCACTGCCAACGCAGAAGCTACTACCTTGCAGGCCACAGAAGCACAAGCTGATACCTCTAATGCAACTACCGATACGCAAACAGAGGATTCAAAAGGTGAAGATTCAACGGCTGAGAACCAGCCAAATGATGTTGATTACAACTTTACCTTACCTGACGGCTTTACCGCGAATGAGGAACTGGCTGGTGAATTAAAGGTACTTGCGAAAGAGAACGGTTTAAGCCAAGAGGCTGCGCAGAAATTCGCTGATTTGGGCGTAAAGATGCAACAGCAACAGGCTGACGCTTGGCAATCTCAAGTGGATCAATGGGCAGAGCAAGTGAAGGCAGATAAAGAGCTTGGCGGTGAAAAGTTTGATGAAAACATTTCATTAGCTAAACAGGCGCTTGACAAGTTTGGCGGTCAAGAGCTGAAAGATTTACTGCAATCAACAGGCTTTGGCAACCACCCTGCGATTGTAAAAGCCTTTTACAACATTGGTAAGTCGGTAAGCAATGACACGCTAGTGGTAAGCAATGGCACATCCAAAGGATCTGACAAATCTACCGCCAGCATTATGTTCCCCAATATGAATTAACAGAGAGGTAAATATCATGGCTGCATTAAGCACAATTCACCCTACGCTTCTTGATGTTGCAAAGCGTCTTGATCCTGATGACAAAATTGCAAAAATCGTAGAAATCTTAAACGAACAAAACCCGATCATTGAAGATATGGTTTGGCTAGAAGGTAACTTGCCTACTGGTCACCGCACCACTGTTCGTACTGGTTTGCCTGAGCCTACATGGCGCAAACTGTACGGTGGTGTTCAACCAACTAAATCACGTACAGCACAAATTACTGATGCTTGCGGCATGTTGGAAGCTTACGCTGAAGTAGATAAAGCATTAGCTGATTTGAACGGCAATACAGCGGCATTCCGTATGTCAGAAGATTTGGCACACATTGAAGGTATGAACCAAGAATTTGCATCTACCTTATTCTACGGTACTGCTGATGCGCCTGAAGAGTTTATTGGCTTTGCGCCACGCTTCAATGACCAATCTGCAGCAAATGGTGAAAACATCATCACATCTGCTGATACACCAGACAACACAGACAACTCAAGCATTTGGCTAATCGGCTGGGGTGCTAACACGGTTCACGGCATTTACCCAAAAGGTTCAAAAGGTGGCTTGCAAATGAACGACAAAGGCCAAGTCACCATTGAAAACGTGGATGGTTCTGGTGGTCGTATGGAAGCATACCGCTCTCACTATCGTTGGGATTGCGGCCTATCAGTGCGTGACTGGCGTTATGTAGTGCGTATCAACTATGACGCAGAAGATTTAACCAAAAACGCAAGTGCTGGTCCTGATTTGATTGATTTGCTTTCACAAGCAACTGAGTTGATTCCATCACTTTCATCATGCCGCCCAGTGTTCTACGGCAACCGTAAAGCATTGAGCTTCTTGAAGCGTCAAATTGCAAACAAAGTGGCTTCTTCTACATTGACGATGGAAACCGTAGGCGGTAAGCATGTAACGATGTTTGAGGGCGTTCCATTCAAGCGCGTTGATGCAATCACCAACACTGAATCAGGCGTTTAATTTAAGGGGAATAACATGATTTTAGACAAACGTACAGAATTTGCAGATGCAGTCAATTTAAATACTGGCGCTGCTGGCACGTATTTGATTGGTAGCCAAATTGACATTAGCGAAGCGCGTGATATTGGTAACGGTTCACCGCTTTACTTAGTGGCAACAGTAGCAACAGGCATTGAAGTTGCGGCATCAACAGGCACAGTGGCATTCAAACTGGCTTCTGATGATTCAGCATCAATTAGCACAACTACTTCAACCGTGCATTTCACCTCACCTGAGTTTGCAACTAGCACAACATCAGACACCACTACTTTAGCGGCTGGCACAGTGCTGTTTGCAGTAGCTTTACCAATGGAGGGCAATGCTTACGAACGTTATTTAGGCATTCTTCAAGTCACTGGCACAACTGCTATTTCAGCAGGTGCAATCAATGCGTTCCTAACCACTGATGTTCAAAAGTGGAAAGCTTACGCTGACGCGATTTAAGGAGTAGATGATGCCTAAAAAAGTAGAAGCATTAGCATTAGGTTTTTGTGATGGCAAACGAAGACGCAAAGGCGATGTGTTTGTAATTGCTGACAACGTAAAAGTTGGTAAGTGGATGAAGGTGCTAAAAGATGTGCCTTCAGAAGCCTCACAGCAAGCTGATAACGGTGAGAAAGATGCATTGATCGAGAAAGCGAAAGCTTTGGGTATCGCTGCAACTAAAAACTGGGGCGTTGATAAGCTAAATGGCGCTATCTCAGAAGCAGAAGCGGCATTGGCAGAAGCCTCACAGCAAGCGTAATAACCGTGAGAAGGGCTTTCATTAGCCCTTCTTACAAGGTGATTTCAGGCGAGATTGCCTTGTAAGAATTGAAAGGATTGTCATGGCTTCAGTCGTTGATATTGTAAATCTTGCGTTAGCTAGGCTTGGCGACTCTGCCACAGTCACCAGCATAGACCCACCAGAAGGTTCAGCACAGGCAGAGCAAGCCAAGCGTTTTTATCCGATTGCGCGTGATAACTTGCTTGAATTGCATGCTTGGAACTTTGCCACTAAACGTATTAGCTTGGCGGCAACCAGTGATGTAGCACCTGATGCATGGGCGTTCACCTATGCAGTGCCATCAAACTATATTCGTGCGCTTGCCGTTTATCCAGAGCAAACCAATAGCGAAGCAGATCAGCAACCGTTCATCATTGAAACAAATGAGCTTGGTCAGTTGGTTTTATACACCAATGTCGAGAATGCTACGCTCAAATACATTTCATTGATTACTGATACCACTAAATTCACACCGCTGTTTATCAATACATTGTCATTTATGCTGGCAAGCTTTTTGGCAGGCTCACTGATTAAAGGCGATACAGGCATGAAGATTGCCGATGCCATGTATAACAAGGCCATGCAGATGCTTAATGTTGCGGCTGGAAAAGATGCGGCAGCACGCAACTACGATGCGCAAAAAACGCATGTGCCTGGTTGGATTCAAGACTATGGCGTATCAGATCAGCGCAGTGTTTATGACGCTGATGGTCGCATTCTCAGGGGTTAGTAATGCCATCAACCAAAACCATCCAGCGTAGCTTCGTAGGCGGCGAAATAGCGCCTGAATTATTTGGTCGTATTGACTTAGATAAGTATCAATCAGGCTTAGCAGAGTGCTTAAATTTTGTGATATTACCGCATGGTCCAGCACAGAATCGCGCCGGGTTTAGCTACATTCTGCAAACTAAGCATCAAGACAAAAAAGCCAATCTTATTGAGTTTGCCTTCAGTACAGAGCAAACCTACATATTAGAGTTTGGCGATCAATACATTCGATTTCATACCAATGGCGGTACGCTACTTAAAACTGGTCTAAATATCAGTGCAATTACGCAAGCAACCGAAGGGGTATTGACCTATTCAGGCACAGACCCTGCTAATGGCACATGGTTTTATTTATCTGGTATTACAGGCATGGCTGAATTGAATGGTCGCTATGTGGTGGTTTCAGACGTTAATGCAGGCACGAACACCTTTAAACTTAAAGATTTACGTGGCAATTACATTGACACCACTGGCATGACTGCCTATGTATCAGGCGGCACAATCGCTGAGGTATATGAGATTTCCTCACCTTACCTTGAAGCTGACTTGTTCAATATTCATTATGTGCAATCGGCTGATACTTTAACTTTAGTGCATCCTAGCTATCCACCTGCTGAGTTGGATAGAACCACATCCACCACATTTACGTTAACAAACATTAGTTTTATTCCTAGCATTAGCGCACCAACTGGCGTGACGGCAACAGCGACCACAGGCTCAGGTAGTGTGGTTTATAACTACGTGGTAACGGCTATCTCAGACGAGGCACTAGAGGAATCAGTGGCATCAACAGCTGATGATATAACCAATAACCTTGCAACCGCAGGCAACAAAAATACAATCACATGGACTGCGGTCACTGGTGCGATTCGATACAACGTTTACAAAGAGAAGAATGGTCTATTTGGATATATTGGTCAAGCATCTGGCACGGCGTTTGTAGATGACAATATCATTGCTGATGTAACACGGACACCACCTGAAGCAGAAAACCCATTTAGCGGTGCAAATAACTATCCTGGCGCAGTATCTTACTTTGAACAACGCAGGTGCTTTGGCGGTACTAATAACAAGCCACAGAATCTATGGATGACACGCTCAGCGACAGAATCCAATCTTAACTATTCAATTCCAACACAAGATGATGATGCGATTTCATTGCGCATTGTTTCACGTGAAGTGCAGCG